AATCTAAACTATCTAGAGTAATATGTCAAGCAGAACAAGCAACATAAGTTTTTCTTATGCTACTAAAATAATCATAAGATATTGTTATGGTTGTCGAGGCTCTTGTGGATATAAATATTATATGACTTTGTTTAACGAAACAAAATAAGTTCTTGACAAATGGTTTCGTTTACTGTAGAGTCATCAAATTGGCGGGTTCTAACGAACACGAGCCAGGAAATAGTTTCTAGAAGACTAGATCACAATAGAGCGCATCTTAGATGGATATTGTGGATGGTTTTCAATGTGAGATCATTTTCAAACTAGGCAAACAGTGGAAGATTAAATCTCCATTGGCGATCGGGTAACCTACGGCAGCGCAACCCTAGAGCAATAATTCCCTTACTGTGGGCTTCAATCAAAGGGGACGACGAGGAATGAGTCTTCGAAAACAATAAAGAAAACTGGTTTGATAAAATAGCAGCAAAAAACAATTAGCCACTTAGCGCAGAGACGCACAATAGGCACAGATAAAACAAATATTGGTTCAAATAGAATTACGGATTTAATGGTCAGAAAAAATACGATAGCCCTTAAGATATATCCTTGGGCAATTATTTTTCTAGACGTGTGAATGATAACCAGCCCAGTGTGAAAGCTGTAGACTGGTGCTTGAGTGGATTTCAAGTATATTTCATTTATCCCAACAACGATGTTGTTGTTATTGTTTAGAAGGTTTTGGTAGATTAGTCAGATTGACGTCGAACTGTGATCGACGAAAGGATTCTACCCAGTCTGTGTTTTCATTATCAAAAAGACACGACACAAGATAAGCGATGCAAGGCATGCTATAGAAATATAGTTCTCAATAGAGATTCGGAATAGTCATATTCTGAACTTGGATGCCAGTGGAATGTTCGTGATTCTTAAGGACGCCTAAACAGACGAAGAATTGTCTGTTTTAGAGGCCTGAGGAATCAAAGAACGCTCCACTGGCATCCAGATGGTCTTAGAACTCTTCCAGAGAAGAAGGATTTCGATAAAGAAAATAGATCATACGAAGTCGAAGACGAAGTGCCGAAGGCCCATTAGATTTGTCAAGATATCATTGTTGGGACAATTACAGTTAGATCGTCGGCGTCTCACTTTCAGCTAAATAACAACATGCCACAATCAAACATTACAAACGATGCCTATGGTCGCAATTATCAGTTCCATTTTGGGAAAATTCCAAACACTTCTTTCCAATTAACTTCATGTCCACTCCCAACAATTTCTATGGGACAGATGTTATATCCAACACCTCTACACGATATTCCAATGCCCGGAGAAAAGATAACATTTGACCCTTGTACGTTGGAATTTGTTATCGATGAAAATTTTGAATCTTATTTAGAGCTTTTTCGATGGATTCAAGATATGCGTTCAGGCGCCGCGACAGCAAAAAACACAGCAGATCTCTTGTCGGATGCCACACTTACGATTCTGACTAACAACATGCTGCCGATATTATCATTCGATTTTATTGGGATGTTCCCTACAGTTCTTGGGGAGGTTAATTTTACTCAACAAAACGGGAACGATGTGGCGGTTGGTAGTTGTACTTTTGCGTATCAGGAATTTAATCTTCGCAAATAAATGACTTGACATTATACTCACCATCTGATAGATTGAAAACATGAACCTAGAGGCAATCCAGAAGCAAGTGGAGCGTGACGTTCGAATTGACGAATCACATCTAGATTCGTCAGCCGCAAACGTTCCCATTCTACATTCAAAATATCTACAGATGTTCTCACAATGTCAGCTCGAATGTCTGAGGCTACAATCTGAGTATGAAACGAAATATCGAGAGAAATATCTCTATTATCGAAATGATTTTGAAGTGGTGTTGAAAAATAAAGCAGAAATTGATGTGTTGATGTCTGGCGACGAAGAAATGAAACGACTTCGTCTTCGATTTGAGTATGAGAAAACGTGCGCGGATTATCTCGAGCGGGTACTTAAACAAATCACCGGACTGTCTTTTTTAATTCGAGACATGATAGAGTGGAAAAAATTCATGGCTGGAACTTAAATGACATTCGAAGTAACAATACATAAGAAAAACGACGTGTACGCTTTTATCGAGTGTGACCGAAGCATCGCCGAAGAATTAAATGATTTCTTTTCTTTCTTTGTTGACGGATATCGGTTTATGCCAGCATACAAAAACAAATCTTGGTCTGGCAAGATACATCTGTTTAAAACACACAACCAGACAATTTATATCGGCTTGGTGTCTTATGTTGCTGAATTTGCTAGGTCGAGAGATTATACGTGTTCCATCGACGATGATGTGTTGCCAATAGACGAACGGGTCACGACTGAACTAACCAACAAATATATCGATATTCTCGATCTTCATTCTAAAGGAAAGAAAATTTCCCCCTACGTCTACCAGCGAGAAACCGTAGAACATGCTCTACGAGAGAAGAGATGTATCATCCAGTCACCTACCGGATCCGGAAAATCGGCTGATATCTATATGATCTGTAGATTTCTCCAGCAGATGTCTTCTAGAAAAATTTTGATTCTTGTCCCAACAACTGGTTTGGTGTATCAAATGTACACCGATTTCGAAGATTATTCTAGTGAAGATGACTGGGACGTCGAAAAAAATTGCCACCAAATCATGGGCGGAAGAGAAAAACGATCTGAGAAGCAAATTTATGTGTCCACCTGGCAGAGTCTCTTTCGAATGCCAGCCAACTATTTTAAACAGTTTGGTGCCCTAATATCAGACGAGGTACATTTATCGAAAGCGGCGTCAATTCAAGCTATCAACGACAAACTCGTAGATTGCCCGTACAAAATTGGATTGACTGGAACTCTAGATGGAGCAAAAACAAACGAACTCACCTTAATTGGAATGTTTGGTAAAGTATATCATGCTATCACTACTCGTAAATTGATGGATAATAAACAGGTTGCCAATCTCAAAATTCAAGCCTTGATGCTTGATTATACCAAAGAAGAAAAGAAGAATATGCTCAAGGTGAAATATCAAGATGAGATGAAATGGCTATATGTCCATAATCGACGTAATGACTTCATCTCACATCTGGCATCTATTCAAAAGAAAAACTGCTTGTTGCTGTTCAACCATCGAAGTCACGGGCAGACATTGTTTGAAAAAATCAAGATGTTGGTTGGGGATTCTCGAAAAGTGTATTTTGTCGATGGTAATGTCGCGGCAGAAGATCGAGACGACATCAGAAAGAATTTAGAAGTGGAGAAAGATTCGATTCTAGTGGCATCTCTAGGAACAACCTCGACGGGCTGGAGCGTAAAGAACGTTCATTCTGTGTTCTTCTGTTCGCCAACAAAATCTAAAATCAGAACACTTCAATCGATTGGTCGTGGATTAAGAGTCAGCGCCGAAAAGACCGACGTTACTCTGTTTGACCTATGTGATGATTTGTCTTGGCGCAGCCACCAGAACTACGCCATGAAACATTTTGTGGAACGCGCCAACTATTACAATGACGAAAGGTTTGATTATTCTATGACTAGGATTGCGATTTAACCGTTTTCTCAACTTGTTTTGCGGCACATATTTCTCGGACATTTGCGACATATCTAGAACGAAAATTCCCATCATGTCCAACAACCAGATGACAGTTTGGTCTCGCACACAGCATAATCATATTGTCTGGGTCCGCCGCCAAGCTAGGGTCAATCGAGACTGGAATTACGTGGTGTACCTGAACTCGACGCGTCCTACCACACCATGCACAAGCCTTGTGAGTTTTTCTAAATTCTCTGACCGCTTTGCGGGACGCCCACAACCTTCGTGCATGTCTAGTAATAGCAGACGGATTTCTCATCATGGTACCGATAAATTCGAACATTTGTAAACTCCTGTCGAACTATTTAGCCAAAACGTATGTTTTCATCCCACACCCATAAACCCTGTAATATCCCAGTTCGTGCGCCATCTTTATTTCTGTGTTTGTGGTGAAATTGAAATTGGGAAATCTTTTTCTCATCGCAACTTTGGTGAAATTCATCCTGTTGTGACTCACTTCCCAATTTTTTGAATAAACATATCCCGATTTATATGTCTTTACCAAATCGAAACCATTTTTCTCGTAAACATCTCCCTTCGAATATGATAGATCAGCATAAGAAACAATTGACCCATCGTGTTGTCTAGTGAAATGTTTAAGCAGCTTTGAGAAACCACCAACAACATTAACATTTTTCGCGCACGCATATCTAACTAATTCGTGGTCATATTTTTTCCCGAACCGACATTTCGAAAATGTCATCACAGATAACAGTTCGTCATCTAGAAAAAGACCATATTTGAATTTTGACCTATCCTTTCCTTGCAGATGGTTGTCATTGAGGAAATCGTCTTTCTCTTTTCTGTCTATGGACTTGATGTGACATTTTCTGGCATATTCTGTTCTTTCACACGCACCAAGCATATATCTAATCCTCGATTTCCATATCTCTGCCTTTTCCCTATAACTGTCTGACCATATATTATATATTGTAACTCCCTTTGCTGCCGCATCGACTATTTTTTTGTGATGATAAAGAGAGCCATGCCATTTTTCACAGTGATAATAAAGGCCATTATATTCGAATCCTAAGTTTAATTCTGGCAGATATATGTCAATTTCCCTTCCACCAAGTATTGATCGGTTTCCTTGAATTACTGTGCCATCATATATCGATTTGATGAAATCAGCAATTTCTTGCTCTGGTTCGCTTATTTTGACGAATTTTCTTGGCCAATAATTGCCTGGTTTCATTTCGATATCGTGCCTCCCTAACCATTTCAAAACCAAATCTGTAGAAACGTCTAACTTGTCCGCTATGGAAGTTGCACTGTTTGTTTCGTATAATTTGACCAGTGTTTCTTTATCTGCCAGAATTTCTTGGACATCGAAGTTTCTATCACCATTAAAATTTCTCTTTGGTATGTTGAATTTTGCTAGATGTTTTTTGAGTGAGGCTACCGGAATATCGAGTTCTTCCGATATGTCTTCGTATGCTCGTTCTTTAATTATTCTTTGTTCATACAACCACGAACGGTCTTCTAACAGAGGATTTGTTTTCGTTCTGCTCAGTGACAAGCATTTTGCCGAGCAGACATCTTTAAATTTCATCCCTCTGGTTGTCATAACGGATTCGTTGCGACAGTAACTACATTTAGGGATTTCTGTTAAGTTTTCGGCAACAAACATAATTCTATATTTCAAGGCCGGTGAAAACCTGTCTAGGATTGATGTTTCTTCGATGAGTTTTGATTTGAGTTCGTGTCGAACAATTTTGTTTGCTGAACTATTCCTGTTCGCTTGACAAAATTCTCTTAGTTCGGATGAATAAATAGATTTAGTGTTCATGACAGGCCTCTTGTTGTGAATATTAGGAGCCTTGAAGTGTTAGCCGCACTTTGAGGCTTCGTTATATTTAGTAGCCCTTAGAAATCTAACATATTCTGGCAAAATATCAAGGTGTTCTCGAAGCATGGAAAAGGATGACCGAAGCCATCCTTTTCTCTATTTTGCGCTTAAAAGTGCGCTATGACTTTTAGATGTTGGCTACTGTGAAAGTCCTGTAGTATGAGTTTGCTCCAGCAACACCAGTTACGAATGGGTTGTGAGTCAAACCGTAACGACTAGCTATGCCGATGCGTGGCTGAAAATCATCAGAACCAGTCGTTTTCATAAACTGTAGTCCAACGTAAGGGCTATAGAAGATACCGCTGTCATAAATGCTTGAGCCTTTATACCCGATGGTAACTGTATCAGTAACAGCATAAGGGTCAACGAAGACCTTGAAACGATTACCCAGGATACCCATATAAGTGACGCCCAAGAAGTCTTTTGCGCTCATACCAGAGCCCGGCAGGTCAGCATTTGTATTCTTCAATGTGGTGACCTGTTCCAATGCGGCAGCGACTAGCGGTGACACGATGAGAGTGTTACCAACGCCACGACGAGTATCGATAGCGATCTGACTAGCTTCGCGAACAATGAACATATAAAGATTCTTATACTTTTCAAGTTCCCAACGACCATCTGTATCTGTACTGGCCATGTTGAATGTGCCTGGAACAATAGTACCCACAGCACCCGTAATTGACTGTGAACGAATGTAATTGACCAATTCTCGGTTGATTTCACCAATAACTTCTGTGGACAAGATGTTTGAAAGTTCTGCCTCAGCATCCATTCCGTGAATTGCCTTCAAATCCTGAGCCAGTTCCAAGGTATACTTGGCTTTCAGCTTACGGGTTTTAGCTTCTACGGAAGTTTTCTGAATTTCAAAGCTCATTTCTGGCCAAGGCGCAACCTTAGTCACTGGAGCATTGAAAGCAGCTGTACCCGCCGCCTGAGCTGCGGTAACTCCGACCTGTTCTGCGTCGCCAAGAACTTCACCGGCCGCTGTAGTTGCGGCAGCACCTGTGCCGTCACCAGTATGAGTAGCATCAGGAGCAGTTGTACCGAATGCCTCAACAGCACCACCTGCGGAACCAGCACCACCATAATAGGCTTTCATTGCGAAAATCAAGCCTGTAGGCATTGACATTGGCTGTACACCTACTAGATCATGAGCAATCAAGGAAGGCATAGTCCGGCGAATCATTGAGATCAATACAGGATCGTATGTTCCATGTGTCGTGCCCGTTGCCCCAAAACCGGTACCGGTTGTGTTGCCCGCTTCGTTCATTGTTTCTCGCATGGTATTTTCCAATACGATTGTGGTGGTATTGCGAATGTTGCGGTCGGTGATTGGATCTACACCTTCTGCCTCAAGTACGCCTTTCCACCGTTCTTTGACTTCTTCTGACAAGAGTTCTTTTGCCATGATTATCTTTCTCCTTTATTAAAGT